GTAAGATTTAATTTGAATATCGGTTGCATGTTGCGCCGCTACAGCGCCGCCAACCTCATTAATAAAGCCAGCATATCTTGGATTCAACTTTGCTGTTTCAGCAATATATGATTCCATAGCTTCATTATAAACTTTGCCATTAACAGGACTGCCATCCTCGTTAGTTCGCTTTAACTTACCTTGTGCAATCATAGACGCTTTTAATGCGTTCTGATATTTTGTATCTATAAGCGGCTGTGCTGTACGGCGCGCAGTCGGAGACATAGCATCAGGTATCTCCTGATATTCAATCTGACCTGTTTTTTCATTACGCGTTACAAGATTAACAGCATACTCTCTGCCAACGTCCTGTTGCTCTTGCACAGCCATCTTAAAAGCTGTTTGACCTAATTGAGATGCAGTCTGCTGTTGCTGTTGAGCAGAACGTACAGCTGCATTTGATGGTTGAACAACACCTATCTGTCCTGTAAGCGGAGACTTTGGATTAAACTTTTGTATCTTCATTATGTCACCTGATACATTCTCATGCCTGTCTGCATCATCAGACCGACAGATTTATTGCGCGCATTAATCGATGCATAAGCCCTGTCCATGCGAGCATTGTCACCTTGCATGGCAGATTTAGCCTGCTGACCAGCAAACCTAATTGATGAACGCTGAAGGGCATCCACGCTTTTTTCTCTTGCGCTCTCTGTAATAGCGGTGATTGACCTATCGTTTCTGCCACCACCTGCAAGCACAACAGATTCTTCATAATCACGGAAAGCGGCAATGCGGTCATTATGGTCTTGCTGTGCGCCAAGCTGAGAGCGCTTCATCTCATCATAAGACTGCCGCTCTATTGCATTAGCGCGCGCTTGCTCTGCTCTCTTTTGTGACTGAATGCCTTGCATTTGTGTGAAGGCGCTAAACGCCATCATGCCAATTTGAAAACTCATTAGAATGCCACCTCTATAACAAGCCCATTGATTTGCAAATCAAGTGGAGCAGACTGCGATATCGTCACGCGAGGGTCTTTGCTATACCCCAACGGACGGAACTCTTTCTTTCCTGTTTGTTTCTCACGCGGCTGTGATGGATCAAAATTTACATTCCGCACAACCATGTTTGTGCCATTGACTGAAACAGACAGCGTTTCATTCAAATCTAAATCAACCAAAGATAACTTACGTCTGCGGGCTGTAAGCGGGCCACCTTGCACAGCCGCATCAATCGGTAATGTTCTTAACTCTGGAACAAACTTAAAGCCCACCTCAATAGCTGTTGAGGCACTAACAGCAGACACATCAATCTCACCATTGGCTATTGTGAATGCGCCTAAATATTCTGTGCCATCAATTACATCTACAACAGCGCCATCGACAAGATGTGCTGGCTTCGTAAAGACACCAGCACTACCTGTAAGATTAACACCGCTATCAAGATGAAAGTCTGTATCGAACTGCTCTAAGAATAATTTGGTTGTGCCATCGCCTTGGTCCCTAGCAACAACAGCAAACAAAGCATTGTCAGTTGACGCTATAGAAATAATCTTTCCGTCTGTCTCCCAATTCATCCAGCCCAGACGTTTCTCTGCACGAATAGAATAATAAACAGATATCTTGCCATCATCATTTAAGAAGAACCCATAAGCGCCAGAACGGTCTAATGAGCCTTTAACAACAGCTAATTGTTTTGGTGTTCGTATAAGATGTGATGATAGTAATGATACTTGCCCACCTACATACGCACCTTCTGAATCTGAAAACACAAACTCTCTAACAGCAGAGCCAGTAGATTGAACAAACAAAGTCGCACCATCAATTGATTGCGGTCTTACAAAACCTGTACCAAATGGTGTTTGTGCTGAGACTTTAGCATTAGATGGCGTAAGCGGCGCTGTGGTTGAGCTTGGAATAAAGAACTCACCTTGCGATGCAAACACCTGCAAGTCTCTGTTTGAAACAAGGTGGCGTATTTGATTGGTTACACCAGCCGTTGCATCAAGGTCGATAGCATCTGTGTCAGAACCATCATCAGTATCAAAATCAAAATACAATCCAGTCTTAGATGACCAGATACCGTCAGGCTGTGATGCTGTGCCAGCAAACCACAAACGGTTCTCATGGAATGTGATAGCCGCCGGAAACCCTCTAAAAGTAGAATAAGCCTGCTCATACCATTGTGATGTCGCCGCGCTTGACTTCACAGTGGGAGAGCCACCACCTATCGCGCCGCCAGTAGCCGATGCACCTGCCGTAAATTGATATTTATTCTCATCAATAATGCGGTGAATAGTGCGTGTGCCGTTAATATTGCCTTGTGAGATACCGCCAACAGTACCAGCTTCGGCAATAACAATTGTTGCGCCAGCAGATAAACCATGTTGCGGGTGGATTATCTCTACCTTGTTGCTGTCATCTTTTGTTTCTAACGCATCAAAATCTAACTGCTTACGAATAGTGCCTTTGATATTGCCTGTAGCTTCGGTAGGGCTTGTGACTGCTGTGATAACAATCTCAGTATCACTCACCAATAATCTTGTGCCAATCATGCCTGAAACAAAATAGTCAGCACTCGTAGTAAGGGTGCGATTATTGCCAGATGCCGCAGAGGTTGTGAGTGTTACCCCATTGCCTTGGAAATTATAATAAGGCTGGAATATACGGTTGTTATCAAGTGACCTATCAAACGCAAACTCTTGCCTTACAAATGAGTTTAATCCTGTACGTTTTAAGATGACAGGAAAGAAATCTGAATGGCACAGGAACATAAAGTCGCCTGCTTGTGTAAATGTAATTTGGTTTATGCGCGCATTCGTTATCTCACTAAACGCAACAGTGGCGCTGAATGATACAACGCCAGTTGTGGGGTGAATGAAGAATGTATCAATATTGCCATCACGAAAAGCAACAATGTACTTCTCATCATCAGAGAATATAAACGGCTCAATGCGTATCTGCTGTGTAAGAGATGCATCATAGACATCAGCAAAGGCATATAAATGCTTAGAGGCAGGGCGTTTAATCACCCCACCTTCTGCTCTAATAAAGAAGTTTTTTACGCTTTCGGCTGCATTTTGATAAACTTGACTATCAGTGCGAGAGGTAAGCGAAGGACTAATTTCACCGAAAGAGAAGTTGTTCAGTGGCACTCTTATTCTTGCCATTAACTTCTCCTTTCAACAATAAACCTCGATGTTGTCAGTTTGCGTGTTGTCTGCTGTTGTGAATCAAGTGTCTTTGCTTGTTGCATCAGTTGCATCGATTTACGATCCAATATCTGTGCAAGCTGTTCGTCTCTAGCAATTGAGATAGCAAAGCTAGAAGCAAGAGAATATTGAACAGCTAATGTAAAATAGCTTGGGAAGTTCTGCTCTAATGCGCGGAATGTATAATCAACAACAACTTGTGATGTCTCACTTACATCACAGAATACTTTATCGCCATACAATGTGTATTCAACAATAAGGTCATCAACAGTAACAGCATGCACCATAAGATTATCAGATGGTATTTGATATGCAGATGTAAAACGACCAGTAGGGCTGTCAGACAATCTGTTCATCACAAACTGATTTGTTGCGAACCGCCAGCGTGTATTACATAAAGCAGTGCGAACAGTATCTTCATACAAATTTGAAGCTACAAGAGCTTCAGTCGTATCAGAAGAAAACGAAGTAATTGGTTCAGCGCCTATAAGGATAAGGGCGCGTGATGCAATATCAATATCTGAGTTAGCGGCTGACGACATCAGTGGTGCGGGGGGCCGAAGCCCCCCACTTCCTTATGTGTTGCTATCAAGGACTTCATAGACACCGTTATCATCGATAACAGTCGCGCCCATGGACATCATTGATGTTGCAAGATGTGACGCTTTCTGCGGCACATAGTTGATTTCTGTTGACACATCGGAGTTGATTCCGAGGCCAATAGAAGATGTGTGATAAGCCATATTCTTACCAGCAGTGATGGCTGACGTTGAGAAAATCTTGAAGCCAAGAAATTCTTTCATTGTCATGCCGCCAGCAAACGGAAGATTCTGCTCACCAACAAAGTCAGACGATGCGAACTCATTGATATTAAACAGGTCAGCATATCCTTTAGGATGCATAGCCAAATAGCGGCTTCCATCTTCTGGAATGTTAGCTGAACCGAATGTCTCAAAGAGTTGTAGGAGTTGGGCTTTTTCAACAGCAGAACCAGTATCGTGAATCTGTGTTGCGTTAGCGCCAGCATCCATTGCCGCATATAAGATTTCATCAGTCTTACGACCAAGAGCCGCCGCCGCAGATTGTGCCACAGCTTGACGCTCATCGATGTTTGTTTTGATTTCATCCAGCTTATCAATATATTCAGCCGCATAAAAATCAGCCATGGTAGCTTCCACATTTGTGTGTGCTAGTTCCATTGCAGTTACATCGCCATTACGAGCTTTAGTTGAAGCAGAGCCAGTACCGATTTTCTGAAAGCGAACAACGCTACCACGGACATTACCAACAGTACGCACTGTATTGCGGAGCTTAGACCCCATGCGCTGATAAGCCATGTGAACCTCAGTCTCAAACTGCTTAATGAAGGCTACATCAATTGTATTTGCCATTATCATCAGTCCTTTAAGAAGAGTTACATTTCAACACAGTTGTCCGTTTCGTCACCTTAATCAGTTATCCAAGTGGGCTGGCAGATAGAAACAGGCTGTTATAGTTCAAATGTCACTTCTAAGGATTTTGCACAACGCACAAAACGGTAGCATTGATACCCATTTACAGTCACAGGCTCAGAAGAGAATTGAAAGCCTAACCAATCAAGCCAGCGTATTGTTCTCTCATGGTCTACAGGCACTACATTCTCGACATAATCAAAAGAATCCACCATGAAATCACACATCTTTTTAGATGCGCTTAAAAACTTTCTTGGCTGTTCTTCAATTGTATGTGAGGCAAGCATCCATATAGAGCCGCCATATATATCTTTAATGTCATCAAAGGGAGATACGCCAAACATACAAGCAGGCTCGTCTTTATAGAGGCCTGTATAAATCATAGCGTTCTTATCTTTAAAAGGCATGTGCAACGCCCGCCAAGGCGTTGCTCCATATATCATGCACTCTCGTACATCAGATTGCCGTAAGTGATGTTGTAAATAGCCAGCATGTTCAGATGTTGCTTTGACTATCTTTACATCACCGTCATGGTGAAATGCCTCACTTGTAGAGGCGGGAAAATCCTTCTTGGACTTTTTTGACATATCCGGCATCTCTCTTAGCTGGGTTCCAGTAACGCTCATCATTCATCATTGTCGCTAACTGGTCTTGGTTATTAGAGGACAATGGTGTGGAATCAGCACTAACAGACGCAGAGCCAACTTTAGACATGATAAATTCTAATGCTTCAATGCCTTTTGATGTCTGCCCTATTTCTAAAACAGCATCAGACATTTCTTCTGGAAAGAATTTATTAGCCCATAAATCAACTGCCTCAATACGAGCATCAGCATTATCACCAAGGTTTGAGCGTTCAGCTTCCAAATTAGGCTGTGTAGATGCAATGAACTCAGCATATCTTCCAATGCCATCTTCAAATTCATCTTGGCTATAACCATTCTCAAAAGAGTGGTCAGCCCACCATTTGAATAACGGATTCTCTATAGCCGTTTCAGCTTCGATTGTTTCTGGAATTTGATAGTCACCGACAGTAGCAGGTCTATTCTCAAGAGCGCTTGTTTCTAACTCTTGATAGATTTGCTGTCGCAACTCTTCATCACCCTTACCGAGTTTGGCTTCTAGTGATGAATATGAAGATGCTAAATCTTCTGGTGTGTTGAACTTTTCTGGCAACCATTCTGGTCGTTCAGTTACAGGTGCTTCTGTAGCTTCAACAGCTACCTCCACATTATCTGCTTCATTCATGCTACTTTACCTTTTCTGATTGTTTAGCTCTTCTCTCAATCAGCCCTACTAAATAACGCTGTCCTTCTAAATGACGGAGTTCAGCGTCAGATACGTTCGGACCAGTGACAGCTTCAATGGTTATCGAACGTAAATATTTTAATACTTGTTTGCCGTTTGGCGTTTTAAACAGAGCGTTTATATCTTGTGATATTTTCTCGTCTGCTTCTTTACCGCGTGGATATCCATCAAGACCTAAATTCATCGACATCAGGCACGTCACCTCTTTGTTGTGCTTGTTGATATTGTTGAGCCGCCATAGCTATCTGCTCTCGCTCAACACCATCACGAACTAATGAAT